CATGCCCGGCGTTCCTGCGGCAACGTCGGCATCGAACAGGCGGCGCGTCCAGTCCGCCTTCTCCGGGCACCGCAGGTAGGTGAGTTCCAGGTCGGTCTCCCTCGCGGTGCGGGTCACGCCGCTCAGGCTCCTATAGCCGAGGTCGTAGCTCCATGAGCGGCCTCGGATGCCTTCGGCGGTCTGCGCGAAGATGTCGGGGCCGCTCATGACGATCTCGTCGCCGGTCGACGCGCACACATATTTAAGCGTTTGCATACTTGCGTATCAGCCTTCCTACTTCGCGCCCGTCGACCTCGACACCTAATGCCTGCAGCATGGTCGGGATGTCCGCGTGCAGGGCGACCAGTGCGGCGAGCAGCTGTTCCAGCAAGGCGGTCTGCATGGAGGCCTGTTCATTGCCGTCGCGCAGCATGCCCGTGCCTCCGCCAATGGTTCCGATGGACGGCGAGCCGAACGAATGGTCGTCGAGCGTGAGTCCGGCGGCTATCCGGTCGAGGCTGCGGTTGACGATCCGCTGGCTCTGATCGATGCCCTCGGCCATGCCGCGGCCTATCATCACGCCGACCTGGTCCCTGAACACGCGGGACGGCGAATGGATGCCGAGCTTGTCCTTGACCCAGTTCAGAGCGTCCTTGGCGGCACCGACCGCCGCGTCGACGAGCTTGCCGGCGGCGGATGTGACGCCGGAGGCGATGCCGGTGATGATGTTCATGCCGACCTCGCCCCAGTTCACGCTTGTGAACCCGTTCCAGATGGAGCGCACGATGGCGGGGATCTGGCTGATGAGCTGCGGGATGGCCTTGGCGAGGCCTCCGGCGAGGGTGATGAGGATCTGCGCGCCGGCCTGCAGTATCTGGGGCAGGTTCGAGGCGAGCGTGTTGACGATCGATGCGATGATCTGCGGGATGTAGCCGACGAGCTGCGGGATGGCCTGGGACAGGCCGTCGATGAGCTTGACCAGCGCGTTGACGCCGACCTGGACGATGCCCGGCAGGTTTTGGGTGAACGTGTTGATCAGCGTCTGGATGACGGTGGGGAGCATCGCGACGAGCTGCGGCATGGCGGAGGTCAGGCCGTTGACGATGTTGAGGATGATGTCCACGCCGATGTTGAGGACCGTGGGCAGGGCGGTCGTGAACGCGGTCAGCAGGGCCTGCAGTATCTGGGGTATCGCGGCGATGAGCGTGGGCAATGAGTTCATGATGCCCTGCACGAGCCCCTGCAGGAGCTGCATGCCGCCCTCGATGAGCATAGGGGCCTGCGCTATGAGCGCCGTGATCAGAGAGGTTATCATCTGCACGGCTGCGGGCAGGAGGGTCGGCAACGCCTGTCCAAGCCCCTGCACGAGCGTGGTGATCAGCAGCGCCGCCGTGGACAATAGCCGGGGAGCGTTCTCGCTGATCGTGTTCATCAGCGCGGTCAGGATGGCCGCGCCCTGCGCGATCATCTGCGGCAGGTTCGCGGTGATCTGCATGCTCAGTTTCTGCAGCATGCCCGGCAGCTGCGCCCCTAACCGGCCGATCATGGCGAACAGCTGCCCCTGCATGCTCTGGTCGAGCAGGCCGAGTCCCGCGACCAGTGCGGCGATGATGGCGCCGACGCCGAGGAACTTCATGAAATTGCCGGGGCTGAAGAACGAGCCGAACAGGGAGCCGATCTTACCCAATCCGGCCTGCAGTTTCGGACCCACGATGTCGCCGATGCCACCGAACACGTCCCCCAATCCCGATGCGAGCGGGCTCAGCGCGGACTGCACCTTGCCCGCCATCGCACCCAGTCCGGATACGAGCTTGCTGTTCGTGATCTTGGTGAACACACCGGAGAAGCCGTTGCCGACCCTGACGCCCAGCACCTTGATGTTCGAATCGAATGCGCTGGTGAGCTTTCCGAACCCGACACCCAGCCTGTCCGCCATTCCGGCGACCGACTGGCCCACATCGGAGCCCGCGATCTTCGCGCCGAGCAGTTTGAGCGGGCCAGTGAGCTTGTCCGCGCCCTGCCGGATGCGGTTGACGGCCGACGCGAACGGGTCGCCGTCCACGGCGAGAGCGTCGCGGATATCCTTGTTGAAATACGATTTGAACTGCTGCAGGCCCGTCAGGCTCGACTGGAGCTGGCCGGGCATCTGCCTGAGTTTCCCAGTGAGCTGGCCGAGTCCGCCGTCGCCGATTTTGCCGAGCGTGTCGAACACGTTGGTAATCTTGTCCACGTTGCCGCCGACCCCGGCGAACAATGCGAACGCTCCGGCCAATTGGCCGAGACTGCCGGCGATGTCCTGAACGGTGATGCTGCCGTCCTGCAAGCCCTGGCTGAATTGCTCGATGAGCTTGACGGCCCTGTCCACATACGGGGTGAGCTTGCCGTTCAACTGCTCCACGAACGGTGTGAGCTGGCTTGAGAGCGCGTCCACGGCCGGAATGGCCGCGTTGAACGTCTTGCGCAACGATTCGAGCGCGATCTTGCCGGGGCCTTCGCCCAGGCGTCCGAGCGCGGCCTTCACGTTGGCGAGCGCGCCCTGGAAGGTGTCGCCGGCGGCCAATGCGGCTCCGCCGAGGCCTTCCTGCATGGAGTCGGCGAATGTTTGGAAGTCGATTTTGCCTTTGGACACCATGTCGGAGACCTCTTCCGAGGTTTTGCCGAGGTGTTTGGCGAGCAGTTGGAGGACGGGTACGCCGGAGCTCATGAGTTGGAGCATGTCGTCGCCCTGCAGTTTGCCTCGGGCGGCGACGCTGCTGAAGATGGTGCCGATGTCGGTGAGGCTGCGGCCTGATATCTGTGCGGTGTCGGCGACGGTTTTGAGGACGTTGGTCATCTGCTGGCCGGATTTGATGCCGGCGGCGCTCAGGGTCGCGGCCACGGTGGCCGCGTCGCCCAGGCCGAACGCGGTGCCTTTGACGCTGGCGAGCGCGTTGTTCATGATCTCGGCGATGCTTTTGGAGTCGTGGCCGAGGCCCTTGAGTTTGGCCTGCGCGTTTTCGATGGCGAGGGCGCGTTGGAAGCCGCCTTTGGCGGCGAGTGCGGTGATGCCTCCGGCGATGGTGCCGATGGCTCCGAGTCCGACTTTGCCGATTTTGCCGAATGCGCCGCCGAATTTGCCGAGGATGCTGGTGCCGCCGGTCTTGGCGGCGTTGTCGGCGGCCTGGGTGATGTCGCCTTCGAGTTTCTTGCCGAAGTCCTTGCCGCTTGGGGCGACTTCGATGTAGACGACGCCGATGCTGCTTTCTGCCATCGGGGCTTCTCCTGTGTGGTTGGGAGGCCCCGATGGCGGTCGGGGTCATTCGATGTGGTAGTGGTCGTTGAGGCGTTTGCGGCGGGCCATGCGCGCCTCATAATCGGCGTGGGTTTCCGTGGCCGGTCGGCGGAACATGTCGGTTCTCCGGTCGGCCCATGGCCGGTAGCCTTTGCGTTTGAGTCGGCCTTCGAGTTCCATCTGGTCCCAGAGCGCGATTTCCGCTCCGGTGGGCGTGTATGACCATCCGGCGAGCGCGGCGAAGCTGTTGGAGGTGTGGTCGCGCAGGATTTCGCGGGTGAGCGCCCATGCGCTCTCGTAGTCGAGGTTGCCGGATGGTTTGCGGCCGGCTGGCGCGTCGAGCCATGCGTTGAGGTGGCATGGCTTCCAGACGCGCCGGTAGCGGGTCAGCCAGTCGGTGGTCAGCGCCGAGTGATGCTGTTGGTGGAGGATGAGGAGGTAAACGATTTTGGGTCGAGGCCCGATCCTTCGGCCCAGCCTTTGACGATGGCGCTGATCCAGCCGAGCGGGTTGCCGGCCTTCCGCAGCTTGTTCCACAAGGTCGGCTGCATTTCCTGCAGGTAGGCGAGGAACACGGCGGTGGCGTGGAACGTCTCCTCCTCGCTCAGGACGACCTTGCTTTTGACGATGAGCACGACGTTGACCAGTTCGATGGGCAGGTCGGCGGAGTTGAGGTTGGGGAGTGTGACTTCGGTGTCGAGTCCCTTGAGGCTGAGGCACACGTCGGGCTGCTGTTCGGCGTCGGTGTTGATGTCGGGTTCGATTTCGATGGGCTTGTTTTCTTCGCTCATGGCGGTCTCCTAAAAAATATTGGTTGCGGCGGTCGATGCGTGGAGGGTTCCCCGTCCGCAGGGACCGCCATCGGTGCGGGCGGGGAAGAATGTCAGGGTCAGGCGGTGACGGTGACTGGCACGGTCACGTTCTTGCCTCCGGCGGTGGCGGTGATGGTGACGGGTTTGCCGGTTTCGGTGGCGCTTTTGCCGGTCACGGTGACGGTGTTGCCGTTGACGGTGGCGGTGGCCTTCGCGGTGTCGCCGCTTGTGGCGGTGATGGTCCAGCCCGTGGCGTTCGCCGGGGAGACGGTCACGTTGAACGTCGCGGTGCGGCCGGCGGCGACGGTCAGCGTGTTCGGGGTGGCGGCCAGCGAGTCGACCTTGGTGGCCAGTCCGGCCTTCTCGGCCGCGAGCAGACCATAGACGTGGAACATGTAGCCGTCCGAGGCCTTGAACATCTTGAACGTGACGTTGAAGGTCACGACCTCCGTGGATACGAGGGTCATGTCGTCGCGGTCGGAGACCTTGCATTTGCCGATGGGCAGCACGATCGGGTTGCCGTACTGGTCGAGGCATGCGAGCACGGCCATGTATTCGATGTTCGTGGCCGCGTCCCTGACATGGAAGTTGCCGTCGGTGTCGGCCTTGACGCCGAAGTAGGCTTCGGCGATGTCCTGACGGCATTCGATGCCGGGTATCTGCAGGGTCCAGTAGCCGGGCTCCTGTTCGGAGACCACGATGTCGCCGTTGTGGCCCTTGATCTCGGTCTCGTCGCCCGGCTCGGGGTGCAGTACCGCGCCGTCCTCCGAGTTGTAGCCGACCGGCTTCTTGCCCTCCGGCGGCGTCCAGGTTTCGGAGTCGGGCATCGCGGGGATGTTCGGATCGTCGAGCTTCCACAGGAAGAGCGCGTAGTCCTTGATGAGTTTGACCAGGTCGGCGCGGTTGCCGCTGGTGATGTACGAAGTGTCTGTGGCCATTTGCCATACGCCTTTCGATGATTATGCTTGGTTGGTTTCGACGGTGAGCAGGAGCGTGAGGTACGCCATGAGGCAGCCGTTCTCGTCGCTCATGCGGATCGGCCCCGACTCGTGGTCGATGGTGACGACCGGCCGTGGCGGATACAGGCCGGTCAGATACAGTTCGATGTCGGCGGCGAGGTTCTGCGCGGCGTCGATGTCGCCGGTCCCGTCGTCGCGACGCACCCACACGGAGATGCGAAGGCGCGTCTGCTGGCTGACGGGCGTGGCCTTCCGGCCGGGCACGGCGACCAGCACGCATTCCCTGGGCGGATTACCCCGGTTGCGGACGGTGCCGAACCGCACGTCGGGAAACCGGTCGCGCAGACGTTCGAGCAGCACGGGTTCCACCCGGTTCGGGCGGACGGGTGGCCGGATGACGCTCATACGACCACCATGCCCAGCATCTGGCTCAGCACTCCGTGGGCCTGTTCGAACGCGGCCGGAGCGGTGGCGACAACGTTGGTGCGGTCGGTGTCCTCGTTGCGGTACACCTTGATCGCCGGATCCACGGCCGCCATGCCCTCCACCTGTTCCTGCACGTCGTCCATGACCGGTTTGACGGCGCGTTTGAGCACTTCGTCGCTGAAATTCGTGCGGTCGAGCACGACCTTGACCTTGCTCCGGGCCATCTACCCCTCCTTCAGTCTGACGTTGACGACGTCGCCGACGTGCGTGCCGTCGGGTTTCTCCCACACGCACACCACGCCGTCGACGGGCACCCGCCTGCCGCGCACGCCGATCAGGTCGGTGTCGCGGATGCCGGTGGGGGTCTTGGAACGGATGTAGATGGCGTGGTCCCAGGTCACGCCATGCGAATCGTCCGAGGACGTTTCCGGCGTGTTCACCGGGGCCACGAGCCCGTCGAAGCTCATGACGAGTTCCAGCGGGCCCTGCACGGTGTTGCCGTCGGCGTCAAGTCCGGGCTCGCCGCGCCAAACGTCGATGCGTTCCATCAGACCACCTCCCCGGATGCCATGTCGATGCTGAAGGCCAGCTGGCCACCCAAGCCGAGCACTGTGAGGTAGTCGTTGTTCCATCGCAGGTAGCCGTCCGGCGAAGCCCACGAGTAGGAGTTGGAGAAGGGGCCGGTGGTCTCGGTGTTCTGCGTGACCCCTGTGGGCACGCCGGACACCTGCTGCTCCATGGCGGTGCGCACCATCTGGCAGCAGACGATCTCGAGGCCGCGCCGGTGCGCCGTCCACCACGAATCCTCATGGGTCTCGGGGTAGACGGACACGTGGTTGCGGATGTTCTCGCTCGCATCGAGCAGCAGCTCGTCCGCCTGCGCCTGTTCGTCGGGCGTGAGCGTGTGCCAGCGTTTCTCCAGGTCCTCGTGCGTGGCGAACGGCTCGGGTTCATCGGCCATGACGGGCCTCCTTATCCGATGACGCCGGCGGCCTTGAGCGAGGCGAGCGCGGCGTTGAGCTTCTTCTTCGTCTCGTTCAGTTCGGTTACCACGGCGTCGAATTCGGCCTTGGTCGGCGTGGTGCCGGCGGCCGCCGTCGCATCGGCCGCGGACACGGCGGCGACGGACGCACCTTTCTTCACGCCTCCCAGCGCCGCGGTGGTGGCGGCGGGCAGTGTATAGGCGGAGCCGCCGGTGAACGGCGTACCGTCGGGGTTCCACAGGCGTGCCGGCACGTCCATGGCCCCGGTCTTGTGTTTCTTCCTGCCTGCCGGCTGGATGATGAAGTCCTGGGTGAACGCGCTCATCAGTCACCCGCTTCCGTGGAGGACTTGAGCACGGCGAACGCCTTGGGTTCGATGACCGCGTAGGAGAACATGGCCTCGGTGCGGTAGGCGATCTGGTTGTGGGCTTTGAGGTCGACGCCGGTCTGGTCGGGGTCGCCGTAGGGGATGATCTCAGACGTAATGTCGCGCACCATGCCCCATTTGATGAGGCTGAAATCGCCCATGATGGCGAGCACGTGGGTGGGTGTCTTGGCCTTGGCCCCGTTGACGGTGGCGCTGGTGGCGGCCTTGATGCCGTCGAGGGTGCCGACCTGCAGGTTGAGCGGGATCTCCGGGTAGTAGCGCATGCCGGTGGCGGGTACGCGGATCTTGCGCAGGCGGGAGGCCCACGTGCGGCTGATGGCGATGCCGTTGATGTCGTAGGTCTCGTTGAGCTGGTCGGCCAGGTTGTCGACGTTGGTGATGTCGTCGTCTCCGGCGGTGACCTGCATGGCGCGGGCCGTGAGCGCGTCGAATCCGGTGAGGGGTTCGCCGGTCTTGGGGTTGATGGCGTGGTAGACGACGTAGTCGAGGGCGCGGCCGATGGCCTCGGCCTGGTCGGCCTGGATGGACTGGATGATCTGGAAGCGGTTGTCCTCGTCGGCCCATTTGAGCTCGCTAGTGACGCGGGTGGTGGTCTGCACCTTGAACGTCTTGCCGCTCACGTAGTTCAGGTCTTGCTCGTAGGAGCTCTTGGTCTGGCCTTCGGCGGTCACGTCGGCCTCGGCGGCGCCGTTGAAGATCATGTATTCCTTGTCGGTGAAGATCTGCGGGCTGCTCGGGGACAGGGCCGCGATGGTCGATGTCTCCTTGACCTTGTTGACGACGGCCGTGGCGACGGTCTTGGGCAGGTGGAGTTTGCTGGTGTCCATTGCCATGATGTTGTTCCTTTCTGGGGGATGATTGCGTTTAGAGGTTGGAGAACAGGTCGTCGGCCCATGCGCGTTCGTCGGCGTCGGCGGCCTTGCCGTCGGGGGTCTTTCCCTGGTTGGGCATGCCCTTGGGCTTGGGGTGCGCGTACTGGTCGATGGCCTTCGCGTTCGCGGTCATGGCCTCGAGCGTGTCGCCGTGCAGCAGCGAGGCGGGCACGCCGGTCTCCTTGGAGACCTGCGCCTTCCACTCGTTCTGCTGTCGTTCCGCCTCGTAGGCGGCGTTGGCGGCTTCGAGTTCCTTGATGCGTTTGGCGGCCTTCTCGGCTTCGGACAGCTGCGAGTCCTTGAACTGTTGCAGTTCCTCGGCGGCCTTGCTGTTGTCCTTGGCGCGCTGCTCCCATTTGCGCGAGTGGGCGCGCTGCTCCTCGAACTTCGCCTTCCAGTCGATGTCCTCGCCGGTGTCGGCCGGGTCTCCCGTTGCGGGGTCGCCGGAGCCGCCTTCGTCCGCGCCGGAATCGATGAGACGAAGGTTGTTGCGGAATCGGTGCCAGTGCGGCATGTCGTGCATGATGGTTCTCCTTTGTGGTTGATGGGGCCCGTTCCGGGCGTAAAAACCACCCGTGCGGGTGGTGTGGAGTGGCGGGTGCAGGATTCGAACCTGCGTGGCGTGGTGCAGCCGATTTACAGTCGGCCCCGATCGGCCTCTCTGGCAACCCGCCGTATGGTAGAATCGAGGTAACGGGGATCCCACGTAACCGGCTCTTGAGACCGGCACATAATCCGGGGGGTTATCCCCGTTTTTCTATTTCAATACGATTTGGTGGAATCCTTCCGAGTCGAACACCCACAGCTCTTTGATGTGGGATTCATGACGGGCGTTGTACAGCGACAGTTGGTTGACGAACTTGTCGGGCAGTTTCGTGCTTCCGAAGTCCAGTACGAACACGTCCTTGACAACGCCCTGTTCGACGCCGCCGACGACGGCGTCGTTGATGCGTTGGGCCACGTTCCTGTATTTCAGGCCTGCCGGTGATTTCAGTTCGGCGTCGCATTCGTGGCTCAGCCAGTGGAAGTCGTTGCTGGGCTTGCCGTCATGGCTTTTCGGTATCCACTCGTATTCCTCGCCCAGCTTCTGGAACTTCTCGAGGAACACGATCTCGTGCCGTTCGAGGATTTCCCTGCTCGGGTCGACGCCGACGGCGAGCTGGCGCCGGTACCAGGATTCCGCAGTGCCTTTTGGCTCTCCCTTCATTGACAGGAGTCTGACGGACTGCTCCCACGGCATGGTCGGCGTCGGGTAGACGCCGTCCGTGAACGCCATGGGATTGTCCCGGCGCATGCGCTTGAGCTTCTCCCGGTAGTCGCCGCCTCCCTTGCTGGCTTCCTGCCACATGGCGGTGAGCCGTTCGGGGTTGTATCCGGCGAGTGTCTGGCGGCCCCAGCTGGGGACGATCTGGCAGTCGCAGTCCCGGTGGTATTGCATCTCCAGGCCTGCCGAGTCTTCGCTCAGGTAGGTGAAGCCCCGTGATGCGAGCATGGTGCAGAACGCGCATGTCCTTGCTCCGCGCGGCACTCTTGCCCATCGTGGTTTCGACGGGTCGATGCGCATGTTGCGTTGGGTGGTCAGGCGTGCGGAGGCGTTGATCATGTCGGCGACGAATTGCATCGCGTCATCCGGGTTGCCCAGATCGGGCCACAGGTCTTCGATCGTGGCTCCCGCGCGTGACTGTCCGTTCTTGACCTGCGTGTAGGTCAGGCCGGCGTAGTCGGTGTTGTTGAAGCCGCCCTGCACCTGCCAGAGGGCGCGGTCGGGGTCGATGAGCCGCGTGTGGTCGAAGTCGTCGAGCCGGACGCCCGCGTATTCGCTCCACAGGCCGCGCACGGTGTCGTAGTATTCGTTCGCCAGCTGGGAGGCGTCGCGGGAGAAGTCGCGGATCGCGTCCTTGACGTTCAAAGGGTCGCGGTCGACCATGTTCTCGATGACGTCGGCCGCGCCCTCCCTGAGGTTGTCAAGATCGGTCTGGTAGTCCCTGTATGCCCTGTCCAACAGCCGTTGCAGTTCCGGAGGGGCTTTCGGATTCGCTGCCATCAGCCGCCTCCGTGTCCTGCGTATTCATCCGCTGCTGTCTGAGCTGGTCGATGTTCCGTTGGGCCTTCATCCGCTGCTGGTAGGCGCGGAACGATTGGAGTTCGCCGAAGGTGAGGCCGAGTTTGGCCAGTCCCACGTCGGAATCCGCCCAGTCGCCGTTCACGCCGGCGACCTTCGTGTAGTAGTCGGCTCTTGCCGCGTCGCTCACCTCGCGGGTCGGCGCCCACAGGGGGCGGATGCCGGTCAGGTCTGGCGGCTGCGGGCTGTTGTCGCGCAGTTGCACGGCCATGCCCATGGCGTTGAGGAGCTGGCGGGAGAACATGCGGTTCTGCCGGTTCGCGGTGCGCGTCAGCTGGTTCTCGGCGGCGGCGAGCGCTTCGGCGCTGGTGGGGTTGGCCAGTCGTATGCCGAGTTGTTCGGGTGGGATGTCGGTTTCGGCCGAGGCGAGCATGGCGATGGTTTCGAGCATGTCGCCGTGGGGTTGCATCGATGCCTGGGAGACCTGTTTGAGTTCGGGGATGTCGCCGTTGATGTCGCGGCTGACCGCGTTGATGCTGCTGACGAGCGCGCTCCATGTGTCCTGTTGGAAGGATTCGCGGCTCAGGCCGAGGAACCAGATTTTGGGCACCGAGTAGAATTCGGCGGACGCTTCCATGCGGACCATGGTGCGCATGGCCATGTCGGTCAGGTTCATCAGGGCGCGGTTGATGCGTGAGCGGCCGAAGGGGCGGTCCATCTGCTTGTCGTAGACGATGGGCACCACGGCGACGCGGTCGAGCCGGTTGTATTGGGGTTCCGCTTCCCACCCGTATCCGGTTTTCATGCAGGCGTAGTTGCGGCCGGGCAGCCATGCGTTGAATGCGGTGATGTTGCCCCATTTGTCGCTGTCGGTGATGGTCAGCGCGGCTTTGATGCGGCGGCGGTCGTTGTCCCATAGTGCGGCGGACCAGTCGGCCGAGCGCGGGGTGATGAGGATGCGCTCGTTGTCGTCCGGGTCGTAGTCGATGGTCAGGAAGCTGCAGGAGTGCTTGTAGCAGCTGATGACGGCCTCGCTCATGTCGGTTTCGAGCTCGTTCATGCGCATGATCTCGTCGATGCCGTGGTTGTCGGCTCCGGCGGCGGTCTCGAATCCCTCGAACACGCTCTTGTCGGCGAGCGCGCGCACGCTTTTCTGTGGCCAGCCGACCACGACGCCGGCTTTCTGGGCGACGATGTTCGGGATGCTGATGCCGAGGTTGTTGAAGCGTTGTTTGGCGTCGTAGAACGCGGAGCGTAGCAGGTTGCGTGGGTATTTGTTGCGCCAGAGTTCCAGTAGGCGGGTGATGTCCGTCATGTCGTTGTCGGGCACGTTGGCGATGTGTGTCACGGACGAGGAGCCTGTGGACAGGTAGGGGTTGCCGAAGCTGATGGATTGTTCGCTCATCCGATCATGACCTCCTGTACTCGGTCCGGGTCTCGTTTGGTTATGGTCGTGCCGTAGAGGGCGAGCGTGCATGCCACGAGCGGGCTTATGTCGATGTCGCTGCCCATCGGGTTCCATCCGACGGCGCCGGATTTGCCGATGCTGCGTGTGGTGGCGTTGGCCACGGCCGTGGCGAGCGCCGGTGCTTTGTCGTCCGGCAGGTGGGTGAGTTTGCCGTCTCTGAGCATGTCGAGGAATTTGCCGCAGGCGCGGCCCATGTCGCTGTAGTTGGTGACGATGACTTTCACGTGCCGGGCTTTGAGGTCGGCCAGCAGGCTCATGGCGGGTGATTGCGAGTCGATGACCACGCTCGCGGTGCGCGGCCAGTGGTCGGCGATGTAGTCGACCGCCCATTGGATGCCTTTGGATTGGGTGGACTCGAAGCGGCGCAGTTCGATGTGCGCGGTGCCGTCCCTGTGGTTGACGGCGCCGCCGATGGCCAGCGAGCTGCGGCCGGGTTTCATGTCGAGCGCGTAGCCGATCAGTCCTTTGATGTCGGGTGTGCCGGTGGCGGCTTTCGCCCATTGTTCGGGGTTGATGGCCTGGCTGGTGGTGGTCTCGTCCCAGATGCCCAGTGCCTCGCGGCGGAAGCTGTCCTTGCCGAGCTGGCGTTGCATGCGCAGCATGCTGGTTTCGCTGGTGCGGCGCGGGAAGCTCGGGTTGGCTTTCCTCCATTGGGCGCGGTCGTCGCTGTCGGCGTCGCGGTCGGCGGAGAATTCCACATAGAGCATGTCGTCCTCGCCGGCGAGCGCCTGGCGGCGGCGTTCCGTGAACGCTTCGCCGGGGTCGGCGGGGCGCGGCGGGGTGCCGATGTAGAGGACGAGCGCGTTGGGGCTGGTGTTGGTGGCGGGCACCATGTCGCTGATGGCCTGTTCGGTCAGGATCTGCGCTTCGTCGAACACGATGATGTCTACGGCGTCGTTGCCTCGGGCGAAGCCCTGGGCTCGTGCGCCGAACAGTATCTTGCTGCCGTTGGCGAAGGTGATTTCCTGCATGCCGTTGCCGCCGCGCACGCCGTCGGTGCGGCCGGAGTGGTCGAGGTATCCGATGAGCGCGGGATTGCGTACCAGGGTGCGCACGTGGTCGAACGTGTTGCTGTTGGTGCGGTTGTGGTGCGCGGTCCAGATGACGGTCAGGTCGGGGATGAGCGTGCACAGGATGACCACGAGGCTGGAGACGGTGAAGGTCTTGCCGGTCTGGCGGCAGATGCTCAACACCACGCCGCCGACGGAGGCGGCGAACGTGCCGTCGGCCCTTCGGCCGAGGATGAGCGTCAGCAGTCCCTGCTGCCAGCGGTCGTAGCGGATGCCGCATGCTTTGGCGCGCTTGTTGACCTTGGGGAACATGCTGGTGACGATGCCGGAGGGCATGACGATGTGGCGTGCGACCTCAGATAGCTTCGGGTCGGAATTCTCCGTCATCGTCGTCGTCCTCCGGATCTTCTTGCGTCGTCATGCCTTGTGCGGGGTTGCCTTCGAGCCGTTCGATTTCGCGGGTCAGGGCGAGCAGCTGCTTGCTGATGCCGGTCAGGCTACCCGGCGGGGTGCCGGCGCTGAACATGGCTTCCTTGAGCCGGGCCTGCGTGCGTTTGAGCACGCTCACGTAGTCCTCGGGCCCGTCGTTCATCATCGCCTCGAAATCGGCGGCGGTGAGGGCGTCCATCGCCTCGGGCTCATGTTCCGCGTCCCCGGCCGGGGCTGGAGGCGTGGTGACGCGGCTCATGCGCTTGGCCCTGCGGTAGGCACGCTGCTTGCATTTGGCCGAACAGTATTTCGCTTTCTTTCCACGGCCGGACGGGGCGAACGGCTGGCCGCATTCCTCGCAGATCACCGCGCTCACCTCCAAAAAAACGTAACGGGATAACGTAACGGCCGGCCAAGGCGTTACGTTTTGACATGCCGGGGAGATATCGGCCCTGCGCCCGAGGGGGCTTCGACCGGGGCGGACGGGTCTCCTCCCCACGTCACCAGTCGCCGCTCGTGGTCAACGGCATCGAGGTGGCCTTCAGGTCGGCCGTGTGCCCCTGTTCGAATGTTTGTTTGATGTGTTCGCGCGCCCACGCGACGCTGTGGTTGGAGCGGACGCGGTTGCACCAGCGGTGCGCGAGCCGGCAGTTGGAGAACAGGTAGGGCGAGCCGCCCTTGCTGACCGGGATGATCTCGTCCACCTCGGGCGAGCCCGGCAATCCCGGCGGTAACGATTTGTCCACGGGCCTGCCGCACAGGTGGCACGTGTCATAGGCCGCCAGCACGCGGGCCACGACCTGCCGGCGGCGCCAGCCATTGGCATGACGGGTGTTGCCCCGGCGGCCGCTCATAACCCGGCCTTGTCGCACGACCGCTGCCAGGCGTCCACGAACGCCTGCACGGCCCGGCACATGACGGGTTCGAGGGGGTCGACCACGAGATGGCCGGCCGGGGTGACGCTCACGGGCACGGGCAGGGCGTCGATGTCGGCGAGGGTGTTCCCCTTGCACGTGATCCGCAGGCTGATGGTCGGCATGCCCGGCATTGTCATGGCGTCATCGCCTCACAATCAAATGAAAAGAGTGGCGGGGCGAACATCACCGGCGCTTTGGACGTGCCGGCGGAGTACTCTCGCCCCATGCAATGCGGTCAGATACGCGAAAACCCAGCCACGTGAGCTGGGTTTTTCGACACTTCTGCCACTGCTTATTATGGCTTCACCCAATGGATTCTGTCAAATCGGGGCCGACGAGCAGCCGGTACACGTCGCAGTAGGCGTATCCGTCCGCGTGACGGGGCAGTTTGCCGCGCTGCTCCCACGTGGTGACGGTCTTGCGACTGACCTTGATACCAGCCTCGGCGAATGCCTTGGCGATGTCGGCGGCAGACCCTCGCTTGGAATCATCCCAGCACAATGTCTTGAGCCTACGCAGTTTCACGGTCTGCGCTCGCTGTTCGCGCCCGCATACGGGACAGGTGACCCACTGGTCTGCGGTTCCTGCGGTGAGCATGGTCTCACATAGTTCGCACGTGCCGATCTCCATGCGCTGCTCGGGAGGATCCAATGCGAGGTCGACCTTGCGGGCGAGGTTGTTGATGATGTGCATGTAGAGGCCGGCGTCCGCGAATGTAGAGAGCCTGGGGTGGCCGGCGCATGCGATGAGCGTGGCCTTGAGGTCCTCCATGCGTGGATCCCTATGCCAGTCGAGTGCGTCGATGCCGTCGAGGCAACGCCACAGCTCACGCGCCGTCGCGTCGAGCAGATCCAGCAAATCGAGCACGTCAAGTCGTATCGGTGTCGGCGGCGTGGCCGTCTGGATGCGCACTGGCGAATGCCCGCCCGGATGCAACGTGGCATCCAACGAGTCATGCAACGGCGTGACGTCGCGCGCCAGTCGCAGGAGCGTGCCGGCGAAACGCAGTTCGCACGTCTCGCACAGTGAATATCCCCCTTCGGTTATCGTTTTGCAGTTCTGGCAGTTCACGTTGGCCCCTTCCGGCTGGTCGGCTAGAATAATGTTTGCTTCTCATCGCCCTGGCCGACCATGGTTGGGGCTTTCTCGTATTTGAGCCGGCTGTATGGCATGTTCCATATGCGTTTGAATTCGGCTATCTCCTGCTTCGACAGTTTCGGCCCGCCCCATGGCTTGCCTGGCGGGCGTTCCCGTTTCGGCGGTTTGAACGGTTTGACGCTTATCCGGGCGAGATGACACATGTGCATGGCCAGATACTGGCCGTCCGGTCTGATGCCTGCATCTCCGCAGGTGCTACGGAGCAGCGGGTGGCCGACGGAGGGAAGCCACGTGACGCGGGTCAACGGCCGGCCGAGGATTATCGCCACGGTCAGGTCGTCACCCGCCACACACCCGTAATCCCACGACTCCCACACGGTTTCCCGATCCTCGATGACGTACAGGCCGCACCCCTCGCAGACGGTGACAACGAGGGGACTCGTTTTCGGGATGAACGCGCGAAGCCATGCTGGTTTGCGTTCACGGGCGCGTGGCCTGCTCACTCCTCCATTGCCTTTCTTCTTGCCGCGTCGAACGCGATTCTGATGATGTTCTCCATCCACGCGCCGGGGAGCGTGATGAACTTTCGGGTTTCGTCCATGGCGGCGGCAATCTCCTCCTCGGTGATTTCGCGGTTTGCGCAGGCCTTGTATCCTCTTGCCCATGCCCATTGCAAGTCGGCGTCGACGTACGAGGGGTCGCGTTGTTCCCGGGCTTCTATCTCACGGTCGATGATGCTCATTTGTTTCCTCCGTTTCGTCGTTGAGTGCCGTTTCGATTCGTATGCACAGGTCGACGGCTTGCTGCCATCCGTTCCGATAGCCGATGACGAACGCCTCGGCCGGACTGTCGTTGCCCAGCCCCGATGAGGCCAATGCGTTGAGGGCTTGTTGGGTGAGGTCAATCGGTTCGGCCATGGGTCAGTCCTCCCATTTGATGTCCTGGATTTCATGCAGCACCGCTTCGCAGGCGGTGATGAGTACGCTGAGCATACGGCGGCCGTGATGTCCTCTCCGGTCAAGGTTGAACAGGACGGGATGGCCTTGACTCCACTGATCGATGCCGATGGAGGCGATTGGGATGGTTTCGACCAGATTGGTGTCAGCATCCTCACAGCGGTATTGGATGGTGACGGATTCTTTCATGCTTCCTCGCTTTCAGTCGTGTAACAGTTCGCGTCGAGCCAGTCTGCGATGAGGCGGAAGTCCTTGGCCCATTGGATGCGGTTTTCCCGCTCCCGCTCGTCCTTGGGTGCTGGTTTCGGCTCTTCGAAGTTGAGCAGTCCGTATTCGGGTTTTTTCAGGTAGTGGCAACGAGCGTGCTTGCCGTTGGCGGCCGAGGCGACCCGCTTGTAGTTGATGAGCTGGAGGATATGCAGCATCTCCAATGCTTTGGTCGGATCGAAGTTCGGCGTCTCGGGGTCTGCGTCGAACCGCTTCCTCAATTCGGGCACGGTGCCTTCTCCGTTGCACAGCTCCCATGCGGTCGCTTCGATCTGCTTTCTGAATGTGAGTGCCATTTTGGTCTCCTTGGGTTTTGAGGGAATATCTAGTGTTGTTGAGGGGTGTTTTTGGGCTTTTCCGAGGGGCGAGCCTTAGCTTTTCCCACACCCGACCACACACGTAGTGTGGTCGGGGAGTGTGGGGAAGAGCTAGTCTCGGTGGCTCAGTTTTTTTGGGAAGAGCTGGGAAACGTTCGGGAAAAACGGAAAATCTAGATGTCGAGGTGGTTCCCATCGTCCAATTCGCTCACCTCCTCCCTGCTCATACGGTCCACGAAAGAATCCGACTTTGGGTCGTCTATCTGCCGGTAGGGGCGTGCCGACCGGTAGCATGCGCGGTTGTGTCTGCTGGCGCGGTTCGTCACATACCCCTCCTCCAGCAGCAGTCTGATGGCTTTCGACATAATCGCGGTCTTGGCGCCGGAGCCATCCGATTTCAAGGCGTCGAACAGTTCCGATTGGCTTGGTTCCTCTATGGCGTTCTCGACGAGCTGACTGATTTTCTCCATGAGTCCGGTGGGTCGGAAGTCGTCGCGTTTCGCCTGTCGGTCTTCGCTGGGCATCATGTTGGGTCGTGCGATGGTGACGTGCATGAGTTTCGGGTCCGTGGAGTTGATTTCGATGCGTGCGGCTTCTCTCAGGTGTGAGCCGTTGCTCCAGTTGACGGCGCAATGCTCCTCGATCTCCGAGATTCGGTCCTTGCCGCTTTTGATGACGATGGTGCCTTTCACGCCCTTGCCGACGGGTTTGGTCATGTCCACGCTGTAGCTGATGCCGTCGATGAGGGCGAGTTTTTGCATCGAGCCGCCGGCGTAGCGGCCTCGATTGTCTTTGGACTTGACGACGTGGTCGATGAGTACGACCGCTGGCCCGCATGCCGAGATGAGTCGGGGCATGGTGTTGTACCAGGCTGCGATGTCGTCGCCGCTGTTGCTGTCGAGGCCCGCGTAGGCGAGGCAGCTGGTGACGCCGTCGATGATGGCGAGCGTGGCGGTGTCGGCGTAGTCGAGGGTTTCCTTCCAGCCGTCGAGGCTGGTGGGGCTGCTGGGCTTGGCGCTGGGCCGCACGTAGTGTAAATGCTGCACGATCTGTTCGCCGGTCACGCCGAGCAGCAGGAGACGCTTGACCACGTTGCGCGCGCTGTCCTCGTAGTCGATGTAGATGACATCGTGGCTGCTCTTGAGTTCCTGTGCGGCGGCTATCTGGGCGATCATGCTTTTGCCGCAGCCGGGTTCGCCGTGCAGGTCGTTGACCGCGCCCCTATAGAAGAGGCCTTGGCCGTCCTCGCGTTGGAACACGGTTGGCGTGGGCGGCAGTTCAATGCCGGAAGCGAGCTGGGTGAGGTCTTCGAACTGCCAGCTGGAGGAGGCGTTTTTACTTGCCTCGTAACTTTCCATTGAACCGTTTTGAACCGATGCGACGGGTGTTGAACCGGCTTGAACCGGCATTGTTCCAGTGTTTTGAACTGCTTCCGGGTGACTTTCCTCCATTTGATTCGCAATCGTGTTTTGGATGAGTTCGTCGAACTCGCCGGGCGTCATGCGTTCGATTTTCGACTGCTCGCACGGATCCACATGCGATTGCACGCCGTTGACCTTCTCCATCGCGCCACTGAGAATGCTGGCCCATTCGCGTGCCGCCTCACGCTCCTTGCCCTGACGGTCGGGGGCCACCTCGGCGATGAACCGTGGCTTCAATTGGCTGATGGCGTCGAGCGCTCCACGATGGCCTTCCTGCGCGAAGTTGACCAACGCCCAGACGGCCTGCAACGTGGTGTCATGCCTTGAGCCCTTGCTTGCCGGGTTGGCGAGCGTCTTGTTGAGGAACGTGTTGACGGCCTTGCACATGCGGTCGTCGTATCCCCTCGGATTCAAGGGGGTTAAAGTGTTCGAATTCGAACACTTTAATCCCGTCGGGTTCGACGTGTTGTCGGGCTTGCGCAAATAGTCCACCCACTTCCACGGCAGTGTCGCCAAATCCGAGATGTGGGGGAGTGTGCTGGCGAATGCGCCGCTTGGCGTGTACCAGCAGTACATTTCGCCGCTCGGGTGGATCGACGGCCAGACCACGGAATACCGGTGGCCGGGCTGCAGGATGTCCACCCCCTCGATGGCGCCGCCCTTCCACGCGAGGCCTTCGGGCACCTTGTAGAACAGGTGGCGTGCCGGGCTGTCGATGCCGTGCGCCGTGCTGCTCCACGTGGCCGGCAATACGCCCAGTTCCTGCGAGAGCTCGCTGATGCCTTTCGCCCCGTCCGCCTTGACCTGATGGCCTTGTGCGGCGTCGATGTCCAACACCAATACGCCTTCGGGGATGACGATTCCCGTGTTCGCGTCTGGGGTCGCCTGCGACCAGAGCCGTATCTGCTCGTCGGTGACGGGTTTGCGGCTGCGTCCCGTGAACCCGCTGGGCGGCGGGGTCTTGCGGCCTTCCGGCAGGGGGATGACCTGCATCCAGCCCGCCGCACGGTACAGGGGTGCGGCTGCCGCGTATCCGTAGATGTCGGTCATTCCTGGAACTCCTTTGACGTGATGTGAATATGTGTGGTGCCGTGCACGCCTTTGCATGCGTGCCGGCCGCTTGGATACGGCTACGGCGGTCGGGACTGGACTCAGTCCTTGTCGGAATCCTTGCTCTTGTGCCAGCCCAGGAGCACGAGCCTCACGCTCATGAGCTGGAGGCTTTCCGAATCGACGTCACGGAAACCGACCTGATCGGAGGCGAGGGAATCCATGTCCTTCACCAGTTCGACCTATTGGTTCTGCAAATGTTTCAGCAGTTCGTCCATTAGAATTCACCTGTTTCCGGCATCTGTTCGGAACCCCCGTGGTATTGGGGTTGAGCCTGGTCGGTGACGGCGGTGACCGCTTCGACCGGCACGCCCAACAATGCGGCGATCTCCTGCGGCGGCTTACCCATGGCCTTCAGCTGGTTGACCTTCATCGGATCCACCTGTGGTTGGCCGAGCTGTACCGGCTGAGCGGGTTGCGCCTGTGCCGGCGGGTTCCATGGGTCGACCGGAGCCGGCGCATATCCCTGATTCGGGGCCTGCTGGGGCTGCTGTGGCGCGTACTGTTGCTGCGGGTATGTCGGCTGGGCTTGCTGCATGCCGGGCTGCTGGGGTTGGCTTCCGTTGACGAGACTGTTGACGCTGGACGCGGGTTCGATGTGGAATTCGAACACTTTCGGCGGTTGGGGCGCGTCGCCCCGCTGGCCGAGACCCACGAACCGTTCCGTGATGGTGTCGCCCGGCTTCGGGATCTTCACGCCCGCCTGACGGCAGGCATCGCGAAACGCCTTGAGCTGGATGCCCCAGCCTTTGATCCAGAGAGAACGGCGGCCGTCGTCGTCATCCACGCTCGGGTCGCGCAACTGGGTCTGGATGATGACGTGGATCTGCTCCTTCGGGCGTCCGTCGTTCCAGAAGGCGGGCTGCTTGGTCTGGAAGTCGTTGACCTGCGTGGTCTCGATTTTTTCGATGACGCCGGTCACCGAGTCTCCGGGCTGGCTGTTCGCGCCGAAGTACGCTTTGGCGCTGTTGCCGGCGAGCAGGTCGCCGAGCGAACTCAACTGGGCTGGCTGCCGTTGGGGCTGCTGGTAGCCGTACCCCTGCTGCGGGTAACCGTACTGTGGTTGTGGTTGTCCGAACATTGTCGTGTTCCTTTCGTTGTTTTTACTTGGTGAATTGGTATTCGGATTCGATTAGGGGGATGAGTCGGAGCCACTTGTCGGGCACGTCCGGCCATGGCTTAGCGTCGAACTCGGGGAGCGCGCTCATGTCGGGCCACACGCGCCCCTTGCATGAGAAGCACTTGTCGGGGCCCGCCGCTGGCAGTTGCTTTATCCAGCTGTCGCGCACGTCCACGCCGTCGGACTGCTCGATGATGTCCATGAGGTTGACGAGCAGCTGGGCCCGGGCCAACGCCCATTTGCCGGGCTCCGGGTCGAACCTCGTCTCCCAGGGCAACGCATCACCCAGACTGGTCTTGTTGCGGGGCAGGAAATAGATGCAATTACGCTCCACCAGTTCGCCCTCATAGGTGAGTCCCATGCCGTAGAGGCTGGCTTGCACCCGGTATTGCTGGCTGGGTCCGTGCGCTTTGACCTTGGTGACCGTCGTGTTGCCGACGATCTTCCAATCGATGGTGCTGTGGGTCTCCTTGTCCCACAAATCGATACTGCCGGTGACTGGGTAGCCAGCGTGCAATCCGTTCAGATGCCCGACTCTCACGCGTTTCTCGGCCTCGAACCTTTTCGTAGTGTCATTCGGCCATTGACTGTTGGGGCCGATCCACGTGTCCATCGCGTTGAACATCTGCTCGAAGTGGGCGTGCACGCAGGTGCCGATGAACGGCAGCCAGCCCGGCGAACGGCGTTCCGGCCAGCCCGCCAGCTTCGCCGCCAGGCAATGCACGCAATCCGTGCCCAGTTCTGACGGGCCTATCTCACGCTGCAGTTCGCGCGGAGCGTTGGCGATATCCGCTTCGATGAGCTGGCGGATCTCCGGCCACAGTTGCGGCTCCTCCATCGTGCCGATTTTGGTCTTCGGCGTGACGGGCGGCTTGCCCATATCGGGTGCCGTTTGGGTCATGGGCGGCACGTCGACCGGTATCGCGTCACCCTGCTGTTGGGCCTGGGCGACGGCGAGAATGGCATCATTCATGCTCATGGTTCTTCACCTCCTTGAGAAAGTCGTTGATCTGTTTCCTAATGTCCGCCAACGCGGTTCTGCTGAGCCGTGTAATGGCCACCGCCTCGTCCGAGTTGTCGAAGCGCAGCGTGTAGGTGCGGTCGCCGTCCTTCGCGATGGTTACCGGTACGCTGCCGAAAGTCATCGAATGAATGGAATGACCGGTCTTGCCGCCCTGTTCCAATTCATGGGTGGCCTTGCGGATGCGTTTGGCGACCTCGAAGCCCAGATCGGCGATGCGCTCCGAACGGATGACGTACAGGTCGTCGGTCAGCTCGTTGCCGTTCTCGTCGTGCAGGTCGTAGTCGGCGATGGCGCTTTCCACGATCTGGGCGATGCCCAGGCTGGACAGTTCCGCGCTCATGAGACCATCACCATAGGCTTGCCGCTCATCGCGTAATCGGCCACCGCGTCCGCCGTCAGCAGCCTCTCCAACTGGCTGAGCGGGCGCGGCCGCAACTGGTAGGCTCCGGGATACTTGGTGGCCGGGTAGGCTTTTTCGAACGTGCCGGCGTTGATGCGGCGCGCGCCCGGCTTGACCTGCACCTTCAGGTTGCCGGCCTGGTAGGTGCCGACCGGATGCGAGTCGAGAATCAGGGATTTGAGATTGTCGATTTCCTCCTGTCGGCTGGCGATCTCGGCCTGCAGTTCGACGATGCGCGCCGCCTGAGCTTCGAATAGGCCCTGGCGCAACCCCTCGTCGGGATTCTTGGTTTCGACTTCCTTGAAATCGGGGGGCAATACTTCATTCGCAGTCATTTGGTGTGCCTTTCACGATGATCTGGGCGTGGGTGGGATACCACGCCGTCTGATGTTTGGTCTGATTCGTATGCCGGTTGCAGCTGGTGACCGCCTCGTCCAGTCCGGTGGGCTTGCCGAGCGGCCCGCATGTCCTGCAACGCGGCATCCAGAGACGCCGGTCAGGCATCATGCCTGTCCTTGGAGGTGAGGCGCAGTCCGGCGATGACGTCCGCCGAAGCGTCCGGGTTGCGCAGCAGCTTCGATATGGCCGCACCCTCCTTGACGGTCAGTTGGGCGATGGCGATGGCCGTCACGACGGCCGTATGCTGCTCGTTGGTGAGCATGATCTTGTCGGACAGCAACAGTTTGGTGGCTTTGTCGATGAACGTGCTGGCCGCGTTCGTGATGCCGTTCGCCGTCGGCACCAGGGCCGCCAGTTCGAAACTCAGATCCTCGTCCGCTATCAGCGCCTGCTGCACCAGACGGGGTTCGTTGATCGGCTTGCTCATGATTGTTCTCCTTGCTTGTTCGGCTCCCATTCGGGGAGCGGCTTGATTCGGATATAGAGATGTGGCTCGTACTCATGCCCGCAACACGTGTACGGATCACCGCTCTTGCGTTTCCGGTATTTGCCTTTGGCTCCGTACACCCACAGGTCGGGCATGCGCTTGCTGGCATGGGATTCGACGACCTGCGCGTCATCCACGTAGGCGACGCCGTTCAACGAGTCCAAAACCAGCTTCAAAAGGTTGTCGAGATCCGGCCTGCCCCTATGGGACATCCAGAATTCGGCCTCCAACCTGACCGGGCACTGGTATGGTTTCGCCTGCGGGTATTTCAACCGGAATTCGGCGAACAGGCGTTCCTCCGCCCTGACGGTGCGTTTCGGTGTCATCGCGTGCCCGTTGTAGACGCGGGGACGCCCCTTCGGCACGGGGTCGCCCGGCAGGCAGAGCGTGAACTCACTTGGCTGTTCCATCGCCGCCCCACTTCAACAGGATTCCCACGAACATGAGCGGCAATACGACCGCCAATGCGAGCGAGCCGGTTATCATCCACTGCGGCGTGCCCACCGGACTGGGGATGCGACTGTGCGTGCCGGCGAAACCGACCAGCCACCCCTCAGCGAACGTGAGAGCCAGCAGCACGGCCGTTTTCTGCCCGTCCGTTAACCTCGGCCGGGGTCGGCGCATGCGACGCTTTTTGCGCAATGCCTCGATGCTCATTTCACGGCCCTCGACTTCTCCATGGTCACGATGCCGGCCAGATCCACCACATCGGATTCGACCTGCAACACCTTGCGCATGATCTTCAGGTCGCCCTGCATGTAGGCGTCATAGCCGATCTGATGCGCCACGTCGAACAGGTCGCCCAGCATGTCCGCATACCGCTGCCACTTGTTCGCCTCGGACTGGGGTTCGGGCTTGCGGGGCTCCCCGTCCAAATCCTTCTCCAATTCGACCTCCGTATCATTCAGGAGCTGCTCCATGAGCTCCTGCAGCGACATGTCCTTCGGAACCTCGACGCCGATGGCGTGGATACCGCTAATCTTGTTGTTTGACATCACTTGTCTTCCTTTCAATGTGATTGGTGATGTTGGTGTCGGCGCAGAACCTTGGACAGTGCAACGCCGGCACCCTTCCTTTTTCTCCCGGTTTCGAATCCGGGAAACCCTTATTCGCCGTAGACCAGCTCCTTGCGGGTGATGGCGCACCTGTTGTTCCGGTAGTCGATGACCTCGCGTGGATCCCACACCAGCCGACGGCCGATACGCTTCGGAGCCGGCGGGTATTTCCCGCCCCACCGGTCGTAGCAAGACCAGATGTAAAGAGTGCTCTTCGAAAGATTCAGGAATTCCGCCACCTTGCCAATGGGCCAACCGTCCTGTGCTTCTATCTGCTTGGACATGACTCACCACGCTTCTTGGCGAGCAGGCCGCGCCAGTCCACGGTCGACGCCCACTCGAATACCCGCAGGTAGTCCGCAAAAAAACGCGGAGAACATCGATGGAATCCAGATAGGAGTGCAATACGTCCTTCGCTTCCTTCAGGTCACCGAACGTCCATTCGCTCCAATCGGGATAGAACGAACCGGTCACCCCGTCGAACGTGGAATACGTCAGGTCGAACCACAAGTCGAACATAGGAACCTTCGCTTTGAACACCGTCAGGAACAGGTCGGCCTCATCGTTCGGATCCCATACCAATTCCATGGGGAAGGAATGTCTGTAAGAGTCCGACACGATAGGGTGGGTGAGAGATAGACGAAGATTTTTCTCAGGGAGAGCGCCGGCCATCACGCACCCGCTTTCTGACTGAGCTCATCCCATGCCCGGTCAAACAAGGGGCGATCTTCTTCCGTGTAGGCGTAGACCTGAATGATGTGACCGTTCGGCAGTGTCAGATCAGCGCGTTGTGGGTCTCGACCGTTTCGCTCTCGATATGCGGCCTTGAGCTTCTTGCCGAATGTGCCACTCTTCGATCGCAGCTGCTTGGCGCTCAGATTCTTCTCCCGTAGATAGTCCTGTGTGTACAGGGGACGGGTCTTCGGGTCGAGCTCAGGTAGTTCCCCCAATTCCCGTGCGATCACGATGCGCGTCTTCGCTTCGAGGAAATCCGGGTGGACGATGCCCTGCGAAGCCTTCAACAGTTCGACTTGCATCATGCGCTCATGGTGAGCCGCCTCAAGCAGGTGTTGCGGACGCTGCACCTCGTATCTGCCGGTGCGCATTACGGTCGGCACTAGTTCGTGGTTCACCCAACGCTGGAACCGGATGACCATGTTGCGCGTGGCCTCGTCCTTGACTGCGCTGGGGCGGCGATTGTTCAAGGCGTGGATCAGGCCGGGCAGCGTGATGACGCTCATTTCTTGTTCTCCTCCAAGGGTGGGCACAATGTGCCTACCCTTTTCATCGGAGTCAAGATTGCGCAACATGTCCTTCGCGCTCTCGTATGCGAGTTTCTTCGCGATGGGGCTGGCGACGAACACCGGCTCGTCGGTGTTGCAGTCCAGTGCGGTGACCTCCGTATCTTCGAAACGAAGGGTCTGCAATGCGTTGCTCACTTGAGACCACCGTCCTCTGCTTCCACGGTTTCTACCTGTTCAATGCTTTCGATGTTGTTGAATGGAACGATTGTCGTAAGGGGTCCATCGGAGGAAGACCCGTCTTTGCTGAGCCATTGGACTTCGTAGAACGCGAAGCCGACGCCGGGGAGGACATCCACGTCAGCTGCGAACAGCTGACGGTGCCCCTTGAACCCGGTCTTGAGCAAGGTTGCCACGCAGGGGAAGTCGTCGCTCCACCATGAGGGGAGGTCGAGGGTTTCGATTTCCTTGTCGTCGGTTAGAATGGTGTTGTTCATTTGAACCTTCTTTCATTTGATCTCGGCATCCGTAGCGGCGGATGCCTTTTTCATTTCCTTGCTGTCTTCGGTCTCCACCGTGTTTGCAGTCAGCCAATCTTCGATGTCGCTTTGTCGGTACAAAACCGTTCGCGGCGTCGCTTGGATGTAGCGGGGGCCTTTCTTCTGGTAGCGCAGCTGGGCCAGATGATTGGGCTTGAGCCCGTAGTTCTCGAACACCTCCTTGGGGCTGAGAGTCGGACTCATGGTGATCGCTGGCATTATCAAAACCTCCTTTCACAAGTTGTCGTTATGAGAACGTGATTAACAAGATAGCACAGAGTTTCAATATGACAACTTGTATTTTGCCTTTTGGCGTGTCGTGTTGTTAAATTGAGAACATGAGAATTAATGAAGCCATCTACGCTTATATAGATTCAATGAGAGCCGCCAAAGGCTTGACGTTGGATCAAATCGCGACTGAAGCGAGGCGCTATGGAGCAACATGGACACCGGGGTTCATTTCGGGTATGAAAAGAAATGCTTCTGCAGCCTCATTGTTCAACATGCTGATTCTTGTCAAGTCATTGGAGTCACTGACGGGAGAATCTCTTGTTCTCTCCGATCTTTTTCCTGGTGAAGGCGATATCAAATTAGATGGAGGAGCTTCAATTAGTAGAGAGGAGCTCCGCAAAGCCCTTAATGGAAATCATTTCGAATTATTGGGCGTACCGCCGAAGAAAATGTCCGACGATCCAGTAATACAACAAATCAATCAATCATTGTTGAATTCGATTCCGAGTATCATGGCAAAGGTCTCAGAATATTTAGTGTCAACCGCGCTTAACGGTCCAAACGAGATACGCAATAAAATGGTTCGCCATTCTCCAACCCTGTCCGAGCAAAGGGCGGCTAATAAGGTTAATATTACAGCCCCTGCTTTTGCTGCGATTTGTCTTTTAAAATACGGTCATTTCCTCGATGACGAAACTTCGCAACGAGCGGGTCGGAACGCCTCACCCCAAAAGCGAGGGCGAGAAACTCGCGGCGTCATTGAGGAAATCGATTTATGCCTTGACCACATGATTAACGATGGTTCAATTTATTTCCCCACTTTGCGTGACGATAATTCTATCGATCCGTCGACTCTTGATCTTGCCGCGAAGCATGGTGACATCGAGCGTGAGCAGGAAGCATACGAGGAAATGCCATGATCGACGTGGAGACCATCGCCAGTAAATGGGCCAACGTGTATGAGCTGGCGTTGCCGGCAGATCTTGAGGGCGGCTACGATGCGGCCAACAATCGCATACTCATCAGCGACCGGCTCACACCAATCCAACGCCGGTGCGTGCTCGCACATGAGATTAGTCATGCCCGTCACCACGACGTAGGATGCAAATGCGACTCCGCAACCGAGCGGAGAGCCGACATGGAGGCCGCACGCATGCTCGTCAACCAGCTCGAATATCAGTCCGCCGAGATTATCTTCGACGGCGACGAATGTGCCATAGCACGAGAACTCAACGTCATGCCCTGGGTAATCCGGGCATACAAAAACTGGCTGCACGACAGCGTGGCTGCATAAAGAAGGAAGAGAACCATGGGATTCAGGATTCGCAAGAGCATAAGTCTCGGCAAGGGGTTGCGGTTGAACCTCGGCAAAAGCGGAGTAACAAGCGTGACCATGGGCAAGCGTGGCGCGCCGCACGTGACCGTAGGCAAAGGCGGCACACGGTTCGGCACCCCGATAATCCCCGGCACCGGCATCAGCTACGAGACTAGGCTCGACAAGCCGTCAAAGAAGGCGAGAAGAAAGAACACGACGATGGGCAGCCAAAAGGAACCGGCATACACCCCGTCAACGTTCCCAACCCCAACGCAGCAGCTGCCCACCACGTCGGAACAGCCGATGGAGATACTGGCACCGACCGAAGTGCTGCAGCAGCCGCCAGCCACACCGACAACGCCTCCCCGAGACGGAGGGAATGGCGGAAGAAACGGACGACACGGTTCACACGGCGCGAAGAAACCATGGTACAAGCGCTGGTGGGGAATAACTATCATCGTTCTGCTGACCATCGGCGTCATCGGCTACATATTCACACCGTCCAAGGCCATCCCCGACGTCGTGGGCCAGACAGTTTTCGAAGCCAAGATTGCCCTCGAAAAGGAAGGCTTCAAAACCATCACTGTCACGCCCGACACCAAAGGTAAAGACAGGAAATGGAAAGTCGAGGAACAGACGCCCGAAGCAGGGCAAAAGGAGAAGACCTCCACATCTATCACGCTCACAGTGAAGCGAGACACTTCTGACCTGCCGAACATAGCCAAAAAAGGCATGATGCTGGACAAGGCCATCACCGCTCTGACCGATGAAGGGTATGACGCCTCGGACTACAAGATCGAAAGCGACAGCGGCAAATCGGTCATTCTCTATTCGAACTGGGAGATTCTGTCAGCGAACAACGGCGTGATTCGAGTACACAACAAGGCCGCCGACGAAGAGGCGGCCAGAAAGGCGGAGGGAGAAAAGAAGAAAGCGGAGGAAGAAGCAGCTCAGAAGGCCGAGGAAGAGAAGAAAGCCGCCGAGGAACAAGCCAAGCAACAAGCGGAGCAGGAAGCTCAGCAACAGGCCGCCGCCGAGGAAGCCGCACGTCAGGCTCAACAGCAGGCCGAACAGCAGCAAGCACAGCAGCAACAACAGGCCAACACCTACTATCCGAACTGCACCGCCGCAAAGGCAGCAGGTGCGGCACCCCTCTACCGAGGTCAGCCGGGCTATTCGACGAAGCTCGATAGGGACGGAGACGGAGTAGCCTGCGAGAAATAAATTGTCCTGCCGGTGCTGCAACGCCGGCAGGACGGGAAACATCGACCAGCTTGCTTAATTGGAAAGGAGGATGCTTCGCCTCCCCATCATAGCCGATAGGCCTGGCGGAGCTATACCCGAAATGTCAGAAGAACGCGAGTGTGCTGCCGAAGTAGTTTCCGCGCTCCTGCGGGGTAAACTCCAGGGACAGCAGATGGTATTCCGGGTCGTCGGGATCCGGCCCCTCGTCCATGAATCCGAATCGTGTGAACAGGTCCATGCTGGGCTTGTTGCGCGGATCCACCTGGGTGAGCACGAGTGGCGTGCGGTTGAAACGCCAGGCATCGTCACGCAGGCGCACGATAACCGAGGAGAGCAGAGTGTCTCCGAGATGTGTGCCACGCACCTTCAAAGCGGTGGCGATATACGAGATCTGGTAGACGCCCTCATGCTCATCGGTCGTTTCCACGGCTACGCCGTATTCGCAGAAGCCGACCACGTCATCATGCAGGGGAATATCTCCGGATACGACAAGAAGCGTGCGCATGATCCCCTTCGGGGTCTTGCGCACGCTGAGGTCACGTATGTAGCGTTGCGGGTCCATCGCCCATTCGGGGCCTCCAGGTTCACAGCACAGGAACTGCCTGAGGGCCGTCTGATGGTCTCTGGAGCATTCGCGCTCAATGACGAGCTTCAGACCCATCGATGGTTTCCTTCCGGGCCTTTGCCCTGCGTTCCATGTAATGGCGGGCGCTGCGGGTCAGCTTCATCCATTTCTCGTCCACGGCGTTGCGTGGCTTGCCGTCCTCGGGCGGCACGTATGCCGGAATCGGCTTCACGCCGGTATCGGTCATGGTCATGGCCGTCTCCTTTCCGATTTTGGCGTAAAGAGAATATTTTATTAATTTCCCTGTTATCCGTCAAATCTCATTAAAACACATTAATACCAGTTAAAACACGTTAAAACCGAAAACAAGTATGAGCGAGTGAAAAAATCATGGCGAACATCACCAGATACAGGACGGCCAAAGGCGAAAACAGGTATCGAGTCCGCTATCGGAAACCCGACGGCACGCAAACCGACAAGAGGGGCTTCCGCCGCAAGATTGACGCGGAGACGTGGGCTGCGGAACACGTCACCATAGCCAAGGCCACCGGCAGCTACATCGACCCGGAAGGCGGCAAACAACGCATAGGCACGCTGCATGACCAGTGGATTGCCGAAAAGAAGCCGTTTTGGAAGGCGACTTCGGGTTCCAACATGGATAGCGCATGGAAATGCCACTGCGAGGCCAAATGGGCAGAACGGCAGATAGGCAGCATCACACACGCCGAAGTCCAGGCATGGGTCGGAAGCATAATCGATAAGTCCGGCGCACCATCCGTCAGCCGCCCATACCAGATCATGCAGGGCATATGCAGCATGGCTGTGCGGGACAAGCTCATCTCCTCCAACCCGTGCGACGGCATCGAACTGCCGAGACTCCCCAAACGCAAGGATCGCCGCATCTACCTGACCATTACCAGACTGCTGGCACTCGCCAACGAAGCGTCGAACTGCCGGAAGCTGGGAGAGGAGCGCCGGGCGCTCATACTGCTATTGGGCTTCTGCGGGCTGAGATGGGGCGAAGCGGCCGGATTACAAAGACGCGATCTCGACTTCGACGCCGGCATACTGCACGTGCGCCGCAACCTCGTATACGTCAACGCCAAATGGGCCGAGGGCACCCCGAAGAACCACGAACGCCGTGACGTGCCCATGCCCCGCATAGTCATGGACGCGCTCAAACCGATATGCGAGCAACGCGAACACGAGGAGCGCGTGTTCCGTGACGTGCGTGGAGGCCCTATCCGCAAGCAGAGCCTCGCCCGCGAGACGGGATGGTGGACGCACACGCTCACCCGTCTGGGCTGGAAGCGGGACGATTGGCCGGTGCCTCACGACCTGCGTCACACCGCCGCCTCGTTGGCCGTGCATGCGGGCGCGAACGTCAAGGCCCTGCAGAGGATGCTGGGCCACAAGAACGCGAGCATGACGTTGGACGTGTACGCGGATCTGTTCGACAGCGACCTTATGGACGTGGCCCGTCTGCTCGATGCCGCCGTGCAGGTGGAGACGGGCGTGGAAGAATGTGGGCAAAATGTGGGCAAAAACGTTTTGAAGCCCGCCTGAAACCCTTGAAAACGTTGGAATCACGCCATTCCTGCGAATGGTGGTTTCTTCAGCAAGTTTGAAGGACGCACTGAGCTGAGAGCGGATGCGTTCTTGGCTCCCCCT